CAGAATCGTTTATTATCAGAAAAAAATTATCCTTACTTAATGACCGATGTACTCTATATAAAAGTACGAGAAGAAAATCGAGTACTCTCAAAAAGCTGTCATATAGCGATTGGAATAACCAAAGATGGCGACCGTGAAATTATCGGCTTCATGATTCAAAGTGGCGAAAGCGAAGAGACCTGGACAACATTTTTTGAATACCTAAAAGAACGCGGTTTACAAGGTACGGAACTCGTTATTTCTGATGCGCACAAAGGATTAGTCTCTGCCATTAGAAAATCCTTCACCAACGTAAGTTGGCAAAGATGCCAAGTTCACTTCCTAAGAAATATCTTTACCACCATTCCTAAAAAAAATTCAAAATCTTTCAGAGAAGCTGTTAAAGGAATTTTTAAGTTCACAGATATTAACTTAGCGCGTGAGGCTAAAAATCGATTGATTCATGATTATATCGATCAACCAAAATATTCAAAAGCTTGCGCATCATTGGATGATGGATTCGAAGACGCCTTTCAATATACCGTACAAGGAAATTCCCACAATCGACTAAAGAGTACCAATCTAATTGAACGACTGAATCAAGAAGTACGCAGAAGAGAAAAGATTATTCGCATCTTCCCCAATCAAACATCAGCCAATCGCTTAATTGGAGCCGTTCTTATGGACCTGCATGATGAATGGATTTATTCTTCAAGAAAATATATCAATTTTGATAAGTAGAAATTGTAAAAACATTGTATAGCATTTTACACAGGAGTCTGGACTTGACTTTTCATAGCGTATGAAAAAAGAAGATTCAATTTGGATTTAATTACACTGACGTACTTATTTGACAAGTCATCTTTATATATCATGTCTTCAAAAATATTATTTAAATCTATTGTATTAATACCAGAAACGATGTAAGTTTCTGGTATCTTCTTCTTTATAGTGTTTAAGATATTATTCGTAGGATAATATGTAGACTCCTTAACTTGTCTTTTGTAAATAACTAACCATTCTTCGACAAGCTCATGGAATGTTAGATCAGGCTTCTGGAGTGTCTTTTCATTTAGTTTTATATCAATTTTTTTATTTAACTCTAGTAATGCCACTTTCTGAGTTTCTCGAGATTTATTTTTATAAGTAATACTCACTTTTTTTCTTTTTTTAGTTTTTGGATCAATATATCGCTCATTATATTTATATACTTTTTTTCCGTTTTTATCAGTTTTAGTTTCGATCCACATTGTTTTCATCTCCTATTTGTTGCTATAATAGGAATAGATAAGTAAGCCGATTATAGCAGGTTTATTTTTCATCACGTCCACAAACTTTGGCGAGGGAGGGGGCGTGTTTTTATTTATGAATTATTATTCGCTCCAAGTTGCTGGACCGTATGCGATTGTATAAGGTGCATTTCCTTTTGCTCCAAAATACATAACTACTGTAGCTTTTTTTCCACCCGCTATTTCATTAGGGATGTTGTTAGAATAAGTATTTGCATCTAGTCTTCCTAATTCATCGTTTCCATCATATATGTCAACTGTATGTGCGTTAAAAGAAATAGGTGAGTTAGTCTTATTTTCAATAATAGCTGTTACAACAACAGGGTGTTCACCGTCTACTGGATCCATCAAACTAATACTGTCATCTGCTTTTACTTCTGTAACTGTTATTGATTCTCCTGAGGTAAACTCAACTGCCTGTCCCATTTTTACATTTCCGCTTGCTGAATCAGAATTATTCTCGGAACTATCCTGTGTTGAAGAATTTTCAATTAAATTTTTTAACTCTGTTACTCTTTTGTTTAATTCTTCATTTTCGGACTTAAGATCCGAAACTTCTTTTCTTAAACTAGATTCTGTAGTGCTGTTAGCTTTAGCAGATGTGGCCTCTTTATTTGTTGAACAGGCCCCCAAAAGTACGCTAGTAAATACCAAACCTAAAATCACTTTTTTCATTTTTTATTCTCCGTTTCTATGATATTATTTTTATGTAGGATCTTAGAAACGAGATTTTAGTCCGTGTTGCAGCACGGGCTTTTTTCTTTATAACTTTTTTAGAGATTATAGGCAAAATAGTAGGGCATAAAAATATATTATTGAATTCCGTATTTAGAAAATCCTAATTGAACTTCACCGGAAGTCTTTTGCTGTGTTGTACGCAATGCTTCTTCTTCAGACATTCCATTCTGTACTTTCCATGCAACAGGCGACATCCCGTATTTGTTAACAAAATCAGTAAGTGATAAAGTGTCAGCGTCTTGCTGAGCGCTTGTTTGTTGGTCTTCTGGATTTTGTTGAGATGCTGCTTGTTGTTCTTTCTGATCTTGACTGATAATATTGCCAGCATCATCTGTAGTCAATCCATTTTCATAAAGGGCCACGCCGAAAGCTTCCCACTCTTTGTTGGACCAATTTGCACGATCAGCTGGAGTTGACTGTAAAGTGCGTTGTTTCATCTGTTCATATGTTTCTTCTTGAGGTGAGGTTTGGATTGTATCCTGACTGGAGCTTATAACTGTTGGGCTAGGTTCCGCCGTAGCTTGGTTGGAGCTTGTAACTGTTGAACTAGAATCTGTCTTAGATGTAGATTTGCTAGTAGAGGAACTGGTTTCAGTTGCTTCTTTTGTTTTACTTACTTTTGTTTCTTGGTTAGAAGTGGCATCTGTTGATTCAGCTTTTTTATTATTTGAACAAGCTGAAAGTAGCAGAGCAGTACTTAACAACAACATAACGCTAACTTTTTTCATTTTATAATTCCTCTTTCTCGTTGTAATATGTGTGCTAACACGGGCTTTTTTATATAAGAAAACGATAAGCGCTTTCTGGAAGGCCGTAAAGATTCTTTAATTCTTCGATTTTTTTAGGATATTGATCATTATCTTCTTTATAAAGAGAAACAATGAGATTAGCAGCAAAGCAATTAGCTTCGCTTTCAGATTTGCTTCTAGATGTTCTTGTTGATACATAGTAACTGGATAAGCCACGATGAAAAATAGCGTGACCTAATTCGTGAGCACAAATGTAGAATCTTTCCTCAGAGTCTCGCAGTTCATCATTTAAGAAGATTATTGCACGACCTCTAATTTCTTGAAACTGTCCTTTGGGATTTTCGATAAAAGGAACGTATTGAATTTTAATGCCCATCTTTTCACAAATATAAAAAGGATTAGCGGACTGGTATTTCCGCTTCAACTCCTCGACTAAATTAATCGTATCCATCTCCATAAGCTCACATCTTTTTGCCTTTTTCTTTGTCTTCTTTCACAATATCCCAGAAGGTTCCAATAAGGATATCTTTTACGCGTTGGACCTGTTCAGGCGTCAGTGTTTCTCCGCCATAAGACATATTAACATTTGAGTCTAGTAGTTTATCAAGTTCAACCACTTCCTCTTTTGTAGCCCATTTGGGAACATTATTATTTCCCAATAAGTAATCAGTTGTGACACCAAAATAATCAGCAACTTTCTTTAAGTTCTCAGATTTTGGCGAGGCTTTATCCCATCTTCTTATTTGTCCATTAGAGATGCCCACCTGTCTTTCTACTTCTGCTATAGTCACATGCTTTTCGTCTGCTAATTCTTTAATCTTAGTAACTAAACTCATTATTATCAACCTTTCAAAGCTGAAAAGAAAATAAATAGCTTAAAAGTTATATTTTTGGTTGACAATTAGCTTTTAAGCTAGTATATTTAATTCGTAAGCTAAATTGTTAGCTAAATAAGAGCAACAAAAAACTCTACTAATTTAAAACATTCTCTCGGTCGCCAAACTTAGAAATGTTATTTTAGAGGCTTTTTATAAGTCTTATTTAACTATGTATTCATAATAGCTTAAAAGCTAATGGGTGTCAACGATTTAGCTAATTTTTTAGCTTACAAATTATTTGTTTAGAAAGGAGCTATTTTTATGTCTGAGAATTTAGACTTAAAAATTCGAGCGGAGATGAGAAAAAGAAGAATGACTTTCAAAGAACTAGCTGCGCTTATCGGTATTTCAGGAGCTTATTTATCAGATATTCTAAACGGCAATCGTGATGGAAAGAAAGCACAACAGCATATCGAAACAGTGAAAAAAATATTGGACATCTGATAGGGGGGTAGGCGATGACAAAACTAAAAAAACAAGATTTTGTAAAAAAATACAATTATTCTCCATCTACTTATCAACGTCGCATGTCGGAACTAAAAAATACAGCAATTTTCTCAGCGGCGTATGAACGGGTCACAGGACAAGAAGTTTGGATCAATACAGAATTATACGATAAATTTTTGTCTTTCAAATCCTATAACAGGTTACGCACAAGAAAGGTAACGCCTAAAGAATTTATCGAGAAGCATTTAGTTGATTTATAAAAAACAGAACATTTTGAGAGGTGAAGGTTAATGGGTAAATTCAACAGAGCATTAGTATTCAGCGCACCGCTAATCGTCTATGCTTTAGGTCTTTGGGGAAGCAGACAAGCGTTGATAGGAACGATTGTTTACATGGTCTGGATTTTTATGGGGCTTGATGAAGCTGGGTACAGAGCAAAAAAAACCAGTCGGGAGGGACTGACTAAAAATGAATAGAAAAGAGAAACTAGAATACCCGTGGTGCTAGTTAATTTTAATATCCTAAAGAATATCTCAAAGTTCCTTCAAAACGTCGTTGTGCTCGACTTAATAGAACACTGTAAGCCAGTAATATGCTTTCAAATCTACTCTCTAGCCCTTTAACAGAACGTGAGTTGAAATTTTGACAACCTAATTTTTCTAAGGAAGAAAAAACAGTCTCAACTGTTTTTCTTTGTTTTCCAAGTAAGCTGTGGTCTAGTTTTTCTGATTTATCCATGTTTTTACGTGGTGGAACGGATATAGTAATGCCCTTAAGGGCAAGTTTTTCATGGATTTTATGGCTAATATATCCTTTGTCCCCTAGGATATTGGGAAGATTCGCTTCTTCCGATAAAGTCTCTAACACTTTCACGTCATGGACACCTGGATTCGTGATTGAGTAAGTAATCGGAAAGCCAGTCTTAGTAACGATCATATGAATTTTAAGACCATAAAAATAAGATTTTTTTGTTGAGTTATAGCCAACTTTGGCTATTTGATTCAATAGTTTTGCTTGTCTATTTCTAACTGGTTTACATAATGGACTAGGAAAACTATCTATAATTCCGACTAGTTCACCTTTGGTGAGCTTCTTGATGAAAAAGTATCGAATAATCTTGATAGTGTAAGCTAAGTTTGAACTTAAGCGAGTGAATCGACTCCTACTAGCAAAGTCACCATTAGGAAATAAGACGGAACAAACCGCTCTATACGTGGCTCTTTGTCTAGTATAGCCATTAATTATGCCCCATATAACACAAGCAATAATCACTGTATCGCGTTGCTTCAGTTGATCAGTATTTCTTCGGTTTTTAATCTTATCTGGTACACAATTGTGGTATATGTTAGAAACAGTTCTCATAATTTCCTTGAATGTTATAAAAGTATCTGTATAATGTTCAGTATATTTTGATGAACGCATATGTAGTCCTCATTTCTTGGGAGTTTTGAGACTACTATATGCGTTTTTTTGTTGATTTACCAACATGTTTAGACATTTTCCTCTAGGAAAAAATTAACTAGCACCACGGGTAACTAGAATGTATATTACTATTACTCAGTTTAATTCTTTCACTAATTTCTCTATTGGGAAGTTTGTATTTTTGATATCAACAATTTTGTGGATTTGGGTTCTATTTAGAGTAAATATCATTTTTGTTTGGTGATTAAGGAGTTTATTAAAATTAATTTTCCCTACTTCAAATGCAAGGTAACAAGATATAGCACTTTTAGGAGGAATATTTAGCGGTACAGCTTCAGAGTATATTCTATTATCATCGACTGATCCTCCTTTAGCAATTAATTTCTTAAATGGAGTAGCTGACCATCTGCGGTTTAAGTTAGCGGATGAAAGTTCTAAATTAACTAACATAGCAGGTTCTGTTGAATAGTTAGAAATGATTACTTTTGTATAAATCATATCTGCAGCGAAGTAAGAAGCATTAAGTTCAACTTCTAGTTGAGGGCGCATTCCTTTTATTTTTATCCCTGTTAAAAACGTACTCAATATAAAACTTATTATTGACATCCATTGAAAAATTGTTAAGTGAAAAAAATTCAAAATAAACACCACCAGTTTTTAACTAAATTATACCAAAAAGGAGAGAAGAAATGATTTTACCAGATAAGTATTATCAAGTCATTAAATGGACGGTTTTAACAGTTTTACCAGCTGCATCTGTTTTAGTAGCCACGTTAGGAAAAGCGTATGGATGGAATGGAACAGATATGACAGTACTCACTATCAATGCAGTAGCAACATTTTTAGGCGTTATCACTGGCGTGTCGGCTTATAATTTGAAAAAATAGGAGGAAACAAATGAAAAAGAAAATTACTATTACTGCGATGAGCCTATTAACGGCTCTTTTTTTATTGCCAATTAATGGGTTTGCCTATACGATTAACAATGAATTTAATTTGGGCCCAAACGAAGGTAGCTCACAAGTAGCAAATAATCAGTACATTTTACTGCATGAAACGGCTAATGAAACAGCAACAGGACGCAATGAAGCGCAGTATATGCAACGTTCATGGACTAGCGCTTATACTGCTTATATTGTGGGAGACGGCGGAATTGTTTATCAAGTCGGTCAACCTGGTTATGTACAGTACGGTGCTGGTTCGTATGCTAATGCCAACAGTCCTGTGCAGATTGAGTTACAACACACACATGATAAAGCAACGTTTGAGAAAAACTACAAGGCATACGTTGAATTGGCTAGAGATTCAGCAATGAAATATGGTATTCCATTAACGTTGGACACTCCTTATAACCAACCGGGAATCAAATCGCATTTATGGGTAACACAAAACATCTGGGGCGATCATACAGATCCTTATGGTTATCTTTCTGAAATGGGCGTAAGTAAAGAAAAATTAGCATATGATTTAGCTCATGGATTTACCGATGAAAATCCGACAACTTCAGATGATAAACCAGTCATTGATCCAACTAGAGCAGGTGCAGCAAATCCTACGCTGACAGATGGAACAAATTACGCCCACATTGATCAGTTTGGGGAAATCGAAAACGCAAACTTGCATGTGGCTGGATGGCACATTGCTAACTATAAATACGAGTATATTTTCATTATGGACTACAATACTGGGAAAGAATTAGCTCGAGTAAGAGCTGATGGAATTTATAGACCAGATGTAAACCAAGCTTATAATACTTCTGGAAATGTTGGTTATCATGTATCTTTCAATATGCGTAATTTTCCTAATAAGAAAGTCTATGTAATGATGCGGGCAACGAATGATCCAGAAGGGAACACTAAAGGCGGAGCACAAGATTTTCATGATAAACGCTGGTATTTAAATATTCCGCAACGATAAAAAATGGCCCCTCGTTGAGGGGCAGTACATATAATTAGGCTACATCTGCAATTTTAGTTATTGTTATAAAGACGGCTAAGATGTAAAATTAACATATATTTATAACAAATGATCGGAGAAGCGGCTGTTGGAAGAATTACATTTATTTTTTGATGATTCAGGCGTCTTGCATAGGAATGCACCTAATAGATTTTTTGTCTACGCTGGATACGCATTCATTGGCAAGGATAATAAAGAAATTGCAAAAAGAAAATATAAAAAAGTGGTTCAACGAATCCAAACCAAACGAGGTAACAGAGAAGAATTAAAAGCTTGTTATTTAGATAAAAGTGAAAAATACGAATTATACAGGGTTTTAAAAAACGAACATAGTATGGGATTAACAGTTGATATCAAAAGGGTACAGTCAAATATTTTAGATCATAAAAAATCAATACACAGATATAAAGATTATGTATTAAAAAGACTGGTCAAAGAAAAAATTAAGTTGCTGATAAATAGAGGATTATTGAATCCAGAGGACGACTTAAAGCTATGTATCTGTGTGGATGAGCAAGCCACTGCAAGTAATGGCTATTATAATTTTGAGGAATCAGTATATGAAGAAGTCAAGTCCATAATCCTGTGTAAAATACTATACAATGTTTTACCGGTCTCTCATTGATCAAACTTAATATATTTTCTTGTAGAACTGAGCCATTCGTCATGAAGGTCCATAAGGACAGCTCCAATTAATCGATTGGCAGACGTTCGGTTGGGAAAAATCCGAATAATCTTTTCTCTTCTGCGGACTTCCTGGTTCAGTCGTTCAAGAAGGTTGGTGCTTTTTAGCCGATTATGACTATTTCCGATAACCGTGTATTGAAAGGCATCTTCGAAGCCATTATCCAATATTTCGCAGGCTTTTGTATATTTAGGCTGGTCGATATATTCACCGACTAAGGCATTCTTAGCTGTTCGAGCGAGTTCAATATCCGTAAACTTAAAGATCGCTTTTACTGCTTCTCTAAACGGTTTTGAATTCTTTTTTGGAATGGAACTGAAGATGTTTCTTAAAAAATGGACCTGGCATCTCTGCCAACTTGCGTTGGTAAATGACTTACGAATCGCAGACACTAGGCCTTTATGGGCATCAGAAATGATGAGTTCTGTCCCCTTTAGGCCGCGTTCTTTTAAGTATTCAAAGAAGATGGACCATGTGTCATCACTTTCTTCATTTTGAATCATGAAGCCAATGATTTCACGGTCGCCATCTTCTGTTATCCCGATCGCAATATGGCAGCTTTTAGAAAGCACTCGATGGTCCTCACGGACTTTTATGTAGAGAACATCAGTCATCAGATAAGGATAATTCGTACCTGAGAGTGAACGGTTCTGCCATTCGTTGACCATCGGGTCTAACTGCTCAGTCAGGCTAGAAACAAAAGATTTCGATACAGATTTTCCACATAGCTCTTCAACAATCTTTGAAACTTTACGTGTCGAAACGCCCGAAACATACATCTCAAGCATTGAAGCGAGCAGTGCCTTTTCATTTCGCTGATAACGCTCAAACACCGTCGGTGAAAATTCACCATCACGTGTTCTAGGCACTTTTAATTCGAGTGTACCCACACGAGTCGTAAAGTCTCGCTCATAATAGCCATTTCTTTGACTCTGACGACTTTCTGAACGTTCATAGTCATCGGCTTGAATATATTCTGTTCGTTGATTTTCCATCAATTGGTTGAAAACAGTGGTTAAAATATTTTTAGAAACATCATCTTTTACCGAATGTTCAATAATACTTTGAACCTCTTCGTTGTTCAGTGTAAAATGTACTTGGGTCATGTAACGTCCTCCTGGGTATGTTTTTGTGGTTAAAAACATTGTACCGTAAAAGGGCTGTTACATGGCCTTTTATCTTTTACACAATTATATGGACTTTATCTATGAAGAACTAAAAAATGGTGTTCATAATTTTAATTATGGTGTATTTTATGAACCTATTTGGAAAGGTAAGTTAGAAATAAATGTGTCTTATTGCGATTCTAAACATAATTATTTGATACAAGCTAGTGATATATTGGCAAACAGATTATGGACATCGTTCAAGATTGATAACAGAGAAATGAGAAATATACCGGAACATTCTTGTATGAGGTTGCCTTAAAAAATAAGCTAAATTTTTTTAAGCATAACTATTGCATTTAGCAGATAGTTACTTTATGATTAATTTACAGGCGAATTAATTTCGCACTGCCGACACAAGGAATACGATAATAATTATTAAGCGTAATGTAAGTACGCCGTCCCTTGTGGGCCACCTCCAAAAGGTGGTTTTTTTATTTAATTTTAATCAGTATTGTATTTGTATTTTCGTTCTGCAATTAACTCTTCTAAATGCTTAAATATAGTTCTTTATATTAAATCGTGTTAGCCTTGTGTTACCATTACATTCGTGTTATACTAAACAAGTAATCTAATTTGAAACGTAATCTGAGCGATATATTCACACTATAAAAACTCCTTTTACAAAGTAATATTAATTGCAACAAAACACGTATTATATACGTATCAGGAGGAAATATATATGAATAACGGTACAGTAAAATGGTTTAACTCAGACAAAGGTTTTGGATTTATCACTGGAGAAGATGGAAATGACGTATTTGCACATTTCTCAGCGATCCAGGGAGAAGGCTTCAAGTCTTTAGATGAAGGCCAAGCAGTTACTTATGATATTGAAGAAGGTCAACGTGGCCCTCAAGCAGTAAATATTGTAAAATAATGTTGAACTTTAAACACCTCATTTGAGGTGTTTTTTTATTTTAAGCTAGATACCGTAATTATTGCTAGCAATTTAGAGTAGTTCGTTACTAATTAAGGAGCAAATAAAATTATTATAATATAAAAAATTAAGCAAATAATAGACTAAAAAATAACTATGTGAGATAATAAACATAGAAAAAAGCTTCAGATACTCCCTCACCCTAGAGTCTTTCCCCAAAAAGATAAGTATCTGAAGCTTTTTTCTTTTTATGACTTGGAAATAATAGCATAAAATAATATATTTTACAAAGAATAAGTACAATCTAGTTTTTTGCTATTAAATATGTAATAATAAAGATGCCACCGCAACGTAAAGAATGAAAAAAATAATTTATCTTTTCTCAGGTCCATTCTTTTTGTTTGCAGGAGTTGTGGTGGCTTTCCATACCCTTAGCTCAGTTGGTTAGAGCAGACAGCTCATAACCGTCCGGTCGTAGGTTCGAGTCCTACAGGGTACATTAACGTAGCCATTTGAATCGTTGTGTGTTAGAATTTTTTGAAGAGTATTATACAAGCTAAAGCTTTTCTTCATTGCCACTCAAATGAGTGGCTTTTTTATGTATCCTTTTATGGATTAATGAAAGGATGTTTCACATAGTTATACTTCTGTATATTTGAAAAGTTTTACTTTGATTTTTAAATGGAAAGACATTTGGGTTATATTGTGAGATAATAATAAAGAAGAGTTTAAAGCGTTCCCCAAAAACCACTCCCCTATAAGTGTGTTACCGCTTTAAACTCTTTTATATTTGAAGCCATTAAAAAGCATACCATATTTTTGAAAAAAAGTGAGAAAAAAGGCTTATAATTGGAGTGGTAGTTAATTAGTGACTTATTTTTGATTTTATAGCACTGATACTATAAAATATAGATATCATCATATTACACAATCTTAATACTAACTTAAAAATATCTCCTTTTATAAGTATGGTGATAAAATCCGTTCCGGGCTACCTTTTTAGGTAGCCTACTTTAATCTTTATACCTTTCTGGATCAACGAAAGTATACTTTATATAGTCATAACGCCGATGATCGCTTCGTGCGTCTGGCACGTCAGTCACGATATCAAACAAAAAGTATACATCCTTCTTAATTCTAGTTTTCGCAGCAGGAATTTTGAAATAGTTCTTATTAGAATAATAGAGATTGATTAATAAGCTATCTTCGATTGCTAAAAAGAAAACTTCTGAATCCCACACCTTATAAAAATCTTTGATAAATCTATTCAAAGGATCAAATTTAAACCATAATTGTGTTTTTCCTTCCATCAGCAC